TGTGCTTTGCTCCTAGTTCGTTGTTTACTGCTTATATTCTTAATATAAAGCCAAACGAGCTAGTGTCAACCAGAAAAATGCAAATTTTTCTTGCAATGATTCCAAAAATTTAAGGGGAAATCCACTTTTCTCTGAGAATTTTTTCAGTGATTTCGTGGGGTTTTGGACGTCCGTGGAACACTACTAGCTTGCAATCCGGCGGAATAAGAGAGCGTGATTCATCGAGATGATAGAGATTGGTTCTTTTATCTTTATGACCTCCCCGCCATATTTCCCATCGATAACTCATGGCCCATTCTCTCGGCCAGCGGATGTAGTCTTTTATCTGTTCGTGTATGTAATCTTGGTCACCACGTAGCCTGTTGGTGTTCAGGAGCCGATCGTTAATAAATTTCTGATACAACCAATCGAGGTTGCTGTTACTCCACGCCATCACTGAACTATTAACTAAAGAGATGTTATGAGCAAATACTCGGTTGAAGTCTTGGCAGATCACGAACTTATCATCACCATGGTTCCACATCGTGGTCATGTCACCCGTTACTATCACATCCAGATCAACATAAAGGTTTCGACCAACAAGCCCGTGCCACTGATTAAAGATTTCCATCTTGTACCACCAAGACTTGTTGGCTGTGAGATTCCAATTTGGCAATCTGTGGAATATCCAATTTTTGCCGCGTGGAAGATGGCTGTCATCGTCAGTGAAGACGTGAATCGCAAAGTTCTTATCTTGATAACGCTTAACTCCGTTATAGAGGTTGATCACATATTCAGGACCATAAGTTGATCCCCATTTAACGCAGATTAGATTCCGTTGCATAATTTCCAAACCTATTACATCTAGTTAGCTTTTATGATATATAGTATAATAAATTGGAGACGAAAAATGAATAAGATGTTAGCCTTGTTGTTCTCGATTGCGATTGCTTTTCCTGTGACCGCAGCTGAAAAAGTAGCTGTTGCATACGATTACAAGATCACACGGGTCATCGATGGTGATACTGTGGCTTTTGAAGCTACTTTTTTACCAGACCCATTGAAGAAAGAATTGTCAATCCGTGTGTTTGGTGTTGATACTCCAGAAAAAGGACACCGAGCATTGTGTCCAAAAGAAGCTGAATTAGGCGAAGCAGCGAGCAAGTTTACCAAGGGTTTGTTAGCTGAAAGCAAGACCCAGCAGGTTACTCTCATGGATTGGGACAAATATGGTGGTCGAGTATTAGGCGACATCATACTAGATGGCAAGAGCCTGAGGGCAATGCTGATTGAAAAAGGCTATGCTCGCGAGTATTACGGTGATGCAAAAAAGAGCTGGTGTGACTAAAAAGTTTGCAAGAAGTAATTAACTCTTGCTGCCTACTGAATCTCTTTCTATGTCATTGTGTGAAAACTCTGCCCAATAGAGCTCAAAGCAGACGCAATCTTCCTTGCATACAAACATATGCTTTTCACCGGGCGGTATCTTAGTATAATCCCCTGCCTTAAGAATGGTTATGTCTACTAAGTCATACCCATTTTTCCATACGTGTATTTCTAAAATGCCGCTTTCAACAAAGAACCCGTTCCACTTGTACCTGTGTAGATGTTTACTGCATTGATAGCCTTCTTTTATCTCTGCCCTATGGAACTCTAACATACCATTTGCTTCTAGTAGTTCTGTTGATCCCCAAATTTTTCCGCTACGCATTTGTTTCCCCTATCCAATATTTTTACTACTTTAGAAAATCTAAAGATAAATATGATACTATTATATATCAGGAGATGATAATGAGCAATAATTGGCCTGTTAAGCCATTGGAATGGACTAGTAGATACGACAGTTCGAGGCACCCAGATTATCTGATTACCAAAAAATTCAACGCCGCATTAGAAGATCATGGTTGCAAACTCACCTGGGCGCTAGCTAAACCCTATATCAAAAATTTCCGCAATGCAATTGATATCGGATGCAGAGAAGGAGAATTTACCCATTTTATGCAAAGTAGTTTCCAGCACAATTATTGTTTTGATTATCGACAAAGCAAATATTTTGAAGATAATGTTCTTGCACATAATGTAACTTGGTTTGCTACAGGCCTGAGTAATCAAGCTGAGATAGTATTAGCAAGCGGAGGTGGGCATTTAGAAGCAACTGTTATCAAGATACCACAAAGGATACCAGTGCAACTATATGCGCTTGATGACTTTAACTTAGTCGACATTGATTTTATAAAAATTGACACTGACGGGTTTGAAATGAGAATCATCCAAGGCGCACTTAAAACTCTAGAAAACAACAATCCAGTGTTAGTAATAGAGCAAGGATATTACGATAAAAAAGAAGCATTGTCTTTTTGCGTAAATGAATTAAACTATGTACATGTAGCGACATGCACTCGTGGATTAGATCACATACTGATTCGAGAAGTATAACATGAGTCGTAAAGTTTATATTGGATGGGATTCTAGAGAAGACATCGCCTACCAAGTTTGCAAGCACAGCATAAAAAAATATGGCGATAACATCGAAGTCAAAGCACTTAAATTGCATGAGCTTAAAGATCGAGGATTAGTCACTCGACCAGATGATCCCAAGGCCAGCACTGAATTCACGTTCACTCGTTTTTTAGTACCTCATCTGAATCATTATACAGGATGGGCAGCTTTTGTGGATTGTGACTTCTTGTTTCAGACCGATGCCAACAAACTATTTGAACTGGCCGACGATCGCTATGCGGTCATGGTAGTCAAGCACGATTATGCTGTGCATGATGGATCAGCTAAGATGGACGGCAAGGTGCAGTATGCTTATCCTCGCAAGAATTGGAGCAGTTGCATACTGTTCAACTGCTCGCATCCCAAAAACAAGAATCTAGACCCCAAGTTGATCAATGATAACGAGATGAGTTATCTGCATCGATTCTCTTGGTTAGAAGATTCAGAGATCGGCGAGCTACCTCACACATGGAATTGGCTAGTTGGTCATTACAGCGAACCTACAGATGGTAAACCTGATGCGATACACTATACCCAAGGCGGGCCGTGGTTCCCAAATCATCGAGAAGTTGAATATGCCGATGCATGGTTAGCCGAGCTCAGCGAATATCACAAGAGTTGGTGAAGTATCTCTCTAGCTAACCCACTGCGCATCTCAGCTTTAGTAAATTGGCTATAAGTTAAAGTATTCAACCACAGCCTTCGATCAGGCATGGCCGGATTTTCTATGTCACTGAGATTAATGTTTGCTATTGGTGCAGATGGTCCTCGCGGATGTCCGAATACTGGTATCCCTGCTATAGCAGCTTGCACACCTACTATGCTACAGCTGGTAACCACTGCCCAACAATTTGCCAGATCATGCTCAATAGGTACAGTTTCAACCATCGGCCCGCTGAGCTTACCATTGCGAGGTTTTTTGCGCAACCTAATAGGTCTGTCAGTATATTTCTTGATCTCAGCCACAGTTGAATCGATCCAGCTTGTTTCATCAAGTTTTGAATCAATGACAAATCTGTTGACTGTGATCGAGCTTGGTGCGATCAAGATATGCTGCCCTTTTTTCCGCCATTCGGCTAGTGTCAATCCTAACACATGTGCTCTATCACTGGGATAATCCCTGACTTTAGTCACATGTATGTCATTGGGGATTAGTCGCCAATGGCATCGTTCTGCGGTGTGTTCTCCCATCCATCGATTGAAATATGGCATGTCAGTGAACAACCATTTTTTGCCTTCACGGATGCATCTCAATGCCGAATCTTTATTATTAAGTCCTAATCCCCATATGCACATAGGTCGATTATCTAAGATAAGCTCAGTAGAAACAGTGCTATCTGGCCAGCCATGCATTAGAGGTTCAAATACTTGCCAACATTTACTAGTAGTTTTACCATCGGGATATATGATATTTAATCCAGTCATTAAAACTATTTATAAATACTGTCATGAGCAACTATTTGATTGTTACCACATTTAATAAAAAAGGCTACGAACTATATGGACGCAGGATGCTAGAGTCATTCTTAGCCCATTGGCCAATGGATCAAACGATCCTGGTCTATGTTGAAGATGTGGCATTAGATACCAACATCACAGCTGATCCCAGGGTGATCGTTCGAGATCTAAATACTGTACGAGATCTCACGACTTTTAAGATTCGACATGACAAAGACATCAAAGCCCACGGTGGTTTAGCTAAAGATTTTAAGTTCGACGCAGTTAGATTTAGTCATAAGGTATTTGCATTGTATGATGCAGTTAAGAATCCCCTGGCGGAAATTAAAACTATCGTATGGTTAGATGCAGATACCATCACCCATCGTAAGATACCAGATGATTTGTTAGAACAAGCTGCACCGCGTTCTTTCTGGAAAAATGGAATCACAGAAAAATATGGTATATCATACCTAGGTCGTACTAAGCAATACACTGAGTGTGGATTTGTTTCATACAACCTAATGCATCCTAAGATGATGGCTTTTTGGGAAACATTCGCTGACATGTACCGTTCAGATGCTTTGTTTCGGTTACCGGAATGGCATGACAGTTATATCTTTGATTATGTCAGGCAAAAATATGAAACATCAGGCATGATTAATCATAACATCACCCCGGGATTTTATTCAGGACATCCATTTATAAATTGTATATTAGGTGATTATATGGATCACATGAAGGGTGCCAGGAAAAAAAGCGGTCGTAGTCGCAAAAACGAACGACACGTCAAAGGCCGAGATGAATCAGATTGGTGGAAATGATGAAAGACTTCACTGATCTCAATGGATTTACTTGGAAGTTTCCGCTGCATGATGAGCATTTTGTCGAGTATCTAAGCATAAATCCCGAGTACCAACCAAAGCAGAAGAAGATGATGCTAGATAGGCCGCATCTATTAGATCTATCTTGGGTGTTAGATGTTGGCGCTAACGTAGGATTATGGACCAGATGGTTGAAAAATAACGGTGCTGGCAGGATAGATTGTTTCGAACCAATAGCTAACACCGCAGCTTGTTTGCGTATAAACACCCAAGACCTGGAATCAATACACATACATGAGATCGGACTCAGTGATGCTAATAAGCGCATGATGTTGTATAACTTAGAAAATACCCCAGATAGTGGATGGTATACTAGCACGCCTGACGAAACGTTTGTTCCGTATGGTGAGATGCAATGTGAGAAGTTAGATGCCTTTGATTTTAGTCCAACTTTCATCAAAGTCGACATACAAGGCGGAGAGATGGAATTCCTCTTGGGAGCAGAAGAAACTATTAAGAGATGCAGGCCAGTATTTGTGATCGAAGGTGAGCCAGGTAATCCCGAGCAAGAAACCATAATATGGTTAAAAGATCGAGGCTATAGAATAGAATGTGCTACTAGAAGCGATTACTTGATGGTGGCAGAATGATCAGTTTATTATGCCCTACACGCGGCAGGCCTGAACGGGCAATGCAATTCCTAGACAGCGTCCTAAGCACACAGTCAAATGATAACGAAATAATATTTGGACTACAGTCTGATGATCCTCGTTTAGATGATTATCCGGCAGAGATACGTAACCGAGCAATGATATTTGAGCCTAGCACTACCGTTTATTATTGGAATCAGATGGCCAAGGTCAGCAAAGGCAATTTGCTAACGCTAATAGCAGATGATGTGATAATGAGAACTCCTGGCTGGGACTTAAAGTTTGAATCAGTATCATCTCAGTATCCCGATGGCATATATTTAATCACTACCCAAGACGGTCGCAGTCGCGGTAATTCGCCCGAAAATTTGCCAACCCCGCATCCTACAATAACACGCAAGTGGTTTGAGACACTAGGATACTTTACCTTCCCCGGACTGTTTCATTACTATGCTGACACATGGAATTCAAGTATAGCAAGAAGATTAAAGCGACAAGTAAACATGTATGACATCATGTGGGAACACCTAAAAGAGAACGACGAAACTAGGCAAGTCATGCGCCGTAATAAGTGGGCCGAACTAGACGACATGGTATTCAAACAATGTGCCAGGCATTGGGAAACTGACTTAAAGTTATTGCACAAGGAGATAAAGAAATGAGCTTACTAACAGTAGTAATGCCAGCTGCCGGTAAAGGCACAAGACTTAACTTGCCTTATCCCAAAGAGATATTACGCTTAGACAAAGAACAAGCTCTCATTGATTATAGCTTTGACTTTTTCCGCGATTACGGCAGGCGTGATGTTGAATTTGTTATCGTGATCAACGAAGACAAGACGGAGATTGTGAAGTATCTCAGCAAGTACAAAGATAAGTTTAACATCAGCTTCACTTTCCAGAATCCCAATGAACGTGAATACACTGGTGCTATCAAGAGTGCCAAACATTTGTTTGGAGAACATAACGTAGTCTTACTACCTGACACAATAATGTCCCTTAGGCCCGGGGTTGACTTAGTTGATGCAGTACAATCTTCAGTTACCGAAACAGGGTTTACGTTTTTCTATAAGAGAGAACACGATGAGAAGATGCTGAGAACCAAAGGTGCATTGTGCATCCGCGAGGACGGACTAGTCGAAGGCTATGAAGACAAGCCCGAGGAAAATGTCGAAACATACAATGCTTTTTGGTGTAGCTTTGCTTTCCGTAAACGAGCGTTTGATCCTGCGATTGCTTTCATGGAGAAGAGCACATTGCGACAACGAGTGTTACCTAACGAAATCGAATCAACACCAATATATCACAGCAAGGGTATCGAAGTGCTAGACTATCAAGATCTTGGCACATGGGATGAGATCCGGAGACTCCTCCGTGACACCCTCTAAACTAATTGTAACCGATGTAGATGGGGTGTTACTAGACTGGTATTGGGCTTTCGACGTTTGGATAGCTGAAAAAGGTTATAGGAGACTGCCTGGCACCGAAGAGATATTTTGGGCCGGCTCTCGATATGGTATCGGCGAAGATGATGCTATCAAGTTGATAATGGAGTTCAATGAATCAGCTTGTATAGGATTCTTACCAGCTATCGGCGATGCAGTGCAATACGTGAAACTGCTTAATGAAGAACACGGGTATGTCTTTGATGTTGTGTCTAGCTTACATGTTGATCGTTACGCACAAATGTTGAGGGTAAACAATCTGACCCGGATATTCGGGGATGTCTTTAACAAAATCAATGCCCATCTATCTATACATGAAAGCAAGATGGATTTCTTGCGAGAACATTACAGTAACATAGATGCTTGGTGGATAGAGGACCGTGCTGATCATGCAGACGCTGGCGCTAGAGTAGGTTTGAAAACTATATTAGTAGATTATCCATATAACAAGGATTATCAAGGCCCAGTGAAACGTGCGACAGATTGGCGACAGATATATAACATCGTAACCGGAAACGAATGATAACCATGAAGCTAGTTGGATACGACACAAGCAAAGCCCACACGACAGAAATAGTTAAATCAATGTTAGCATCGTGCCGCGGAGAACTTAGGAGCATAGCCAGTTTTGAACGAGACGGTTTGCCTGATTGTGATTTAATAGTGATCTCAGGCATACTGCGCGGCACTGGATTAGTTTATAAGGCTTGCGTAGAACAAAAACGAGATTTTGTGTTCATTGATCATGCTTACTTCCTCAAGGGATACGATCACCCAAATTGGATGCGTGTGGTAAAAAACAGACACACCTTTGGCACTAAGTTAACTCAACGCCCCGGTGATAGATTTGATCAGTATTTTGCAGCAAAGTATCGGCTAGAGCAGTGGCGAGGAACGGCCGACGGCCCTATACTAGTATTACCTCCCACCAATGCTATCAGTTGGTTGTTTGATGCGCACACGTGGGAAGATAACATACTCAGAGACATCCGCAAATACACTGATCATCCTATCAAAGTGCGGGATAAACCCGAAGACCCTATAGTTGATGCTCGAGGCAATCTGTTAAGAATAGACCGACATCCAAGCAAAGACGTGCCTTTATCAGAGGACATAAAAAACGCCCGTGCTGTGGTAGTTTATAATAGCAACTCGGCGATAGAATGCGTGAGGATGGGCGTTCCGGTTATATGCCATGAGAATTGCGCTGCTTACCCAATATCATTTAATTTAAGTGATCTTAAAACCTGTGAAGCATTTGCCATCGAACCCAACCGTCAACAACTGTTTAACGATCTAGCATATTCACAGTCCACTCGGGAAGAGATGAGTCGGGGCTATACATTAAAGTTTCTAGATTCTGAGTGAGGCTCATTTCATTGATTTTTCCGTAATAGGCCGGATGTAATCTAGCCAGGCTAGGTACTACCATTTTAATCTCTACCACAGCACTGCCTATCTGATGATCAGCTGGTAAAAATCCATGTTTTTTTACCCAATTAACTAATCTAGAAGCAGCATTGGGTTTAATAATATAGGCATAAGCACCACGCAAATGATTTCCTGTTCCGTTTAACTCAGTCTTCCACTTTTTAATTTGATAATTGAAGTGGGGATAAGTTTGATAGGACAATTTGTTGTCTAGTTCTAAGAGTTCTTCATAGATGACTGAATATGGATCATGCCTGTCTAATGTTAGCACATCTTCAAATGTGTCTAGTATATCTTCAGGCAACGGCCGTATCATATATCCGTCATGTTCTAATATGAGATAAGGGACGTTTTCTTTGTAACATTGCTTCCATAGATAATAATGGCTTAAGAAACATCCATAGATGCCTAGCTTATTCTCTTTTGCCCTAAATGCTTCTAGTTTAGGAGTAATACCCAATGCTGTAATGTGTTCTTGATATTCGAATCCGTTGATAGCATCAAATAGTTCGGCATCTAAATCAAATCCTAATGCTTGCTCGAGGCAATCTTGCGCATGTTTCTCAGAAAGTTCTACGTCTTTTAGTCTTATAATCTTACATTTCATGAAGTATTTATAGCGGGATAATTACTAATATGCGTATAACAACTTGGCCCAGTTGCGTTGCACTCAATGGACAGGATCTCTATAAGAAGATCATGGACCAAATGATTGCAACCGGTGATGAATTACTCGATCAGAGTTTTGAAGGCGATGCTGCTTTTATCTGGAGCGTGTTGTGGTCAGGGAGGATGAGCCGCAACCACGGTGTATGGAAAGAGTTCCGCAGCAAAAACAAACCTGTGATTGTCGCTGAAGTTGGGGGGTTAGTCCGTGACAAGACCTGGCGCCTGACTGCGAATGGTATCAATCGTTCAGCTATATTTCCTAAGATAGATGTGCTTGATCCTAATAGGCCAGCTAAGCTAGGATTAGAATTAAAACCCTGGCATGGTGGTGACTATGTATTAATATGCGGTCAACACGAAAAAAGCCAGCAATGGGAAAAGATGCCTCTGATGGATACCTATTATAAGAGCATCGTGCTAGAAGTCAGGAAGTATACTGATCGCCCGATCGTGATACGTAGCCATCCTAGATACAGGGAAAAAATATTCTTTAAGATCGACGAAAAATTCTATAAAGCATACGGTGTAGAATGGAACATACCTAAGAAGATACATCAAACATATGACAGCTTTGATCTAGAAAATCTCTTAGCGCATTGCCATTGCGTGATCTCACATTCAAGCAACAGCGGAGTAGCAGCAGTATTAGCAGGAACGCCAGTGATAGTCAGTGAGGATAGCCTGGCCTATGAGATGGGCACTGATAAAATCTCTGATATAAATCATCTATCGAGGCCCGACCGATCACAATGGTTGATAGACTTAGCGCACAAAGAATGGTTTTCCAACGAGCTTGGGCAAGCCTGGCGTGGCCTTAGATCTAAGTTGCTACCTTAACACCGTACATATTTTGGAATCTATAAGCATCGTTAGCATCGTTGACCATAGGTTGACCTTTGATGTTTAAGCTAGTGTTCATCAACATTGGGCAGCCTGTTTTAGCATACCAAACCTCTAGTAGCTTACGCATGTTGCTATTGCCTTCAGGAACAGTCTGCACCCTGGCAGTACCGTCTATGTGACGCACAGCCGGGAAAGCAAAGCCATCTTTGGTGTGGACTGCATATTGCATGTATCTATAACAAGCACCATC